AAATACTGAATCAGGTATTACAGTAGCATATCAAGATGCAGACAATACACTAGATTTTACAATCGGAACTCTTAACCAAGATACTACTGGTAATGCAGCTACGGCTACAGCATTAGAAACAGCTAGAACTATAGGAGGTACTAGTTTTGATGGGTCAGCTAATATTGCAGTTGCATTAGCGGCTACATCTACGGCACTAGCTACGGCTAGAACTATTGGGGGTACTAGTTTTGATGGTACAGCTAATATTGCGGTAGGGTTAGCAGATACGGCTACAGCACTGGCTACGGCTAGAACTATAGGTGGCACTAGTTTTGATGGGACAGCAAATATTGCGGTTGGATTGGCAGCTACGGCTACAGCACTGGCTACGGCTAGAACAATTCATGGTGTATCTTTTGATGGTACAGCTAATATAGATTTATCAGAAGTTATATCAGACACAGTTGGGGCTATGGTTAGTTCTAATACTGAAACAGGAATTACAGTTACATATCAAGATGCTGATAACACAATAGATTTTGCTATCAGTGCACTACCTTTAAGTAGTATAGATATTGATGGTGGGACAGATATTGGTGCAGACTTAGTAGATGCAGATTTATTTATTGTAGATGATGCAGCAGGTGGAACTAATAGAAAATTAGCTGCTTCAAGATTAACAACATATATTAACGCTAATGCAAATTTTGCATCAGTAGGAAAATCAATTGCAATGGCAATTGTATTCGGATAAAATTAAAAAGGAGAAAATATGGCAACACCAAATATAGTAAACGTAGCAACAATCAATGCTAAAAATGCAGCTGGAGCAATTACAACTTCAAGAGCATCTGCTATTGATGTACCTGCAGATAAAGTAGCAAAAATAAATACAATACTTATTGCTAACATTGATGGAACAAACGCAGCTGATGTAACAATAGAAGTAAGTATAGATAATGGTAGTAACTATGTTGCTATTGCAAAAACTATTTCTGTTCCAGCAGATGCAACATTAAGTTTTTTAGAAAACCCAATCTATTTAGATGAAACAGATCTACTAGCAGTTACAGCAAGTGCTGCAAGTGATTTAACTTATTTTGTTTCATATGAAGAATTAGATGACGCATAGGAGATAATTAGCTATGGCAAATGGCGGAATTATTGGACCTGTAAGAGTAGTATGTTCACCCCAAACTTTAGTAAGAACTTTTACTGATTCAACAACATATAAAAGAACTAATTGTACTGTTACAACTGCACCAGAAATTTTGGTAGTAGGTGGTGGAGGTGCAGGTGGAGCTGGCGGTGGCGGTGGTGGTGCTGGAGGATATCGTACTGCTACATGTGTTTCTTTAATACCTCTTGATGGATCTACTTTAACAGTTGGAGCTGGTGGTGCAGGATCACCTGCAGCATCTGGTGCTAATGGAGTTAATACAGTTTTTGGATCTATCACATCAGCTGGTGGAGGTGGTGGAAGAGGTGACGGTGGTGGAGTAGGTTTAGCTGGAGGTTCTGGCGGTGGTGGAAGATGGAGTAGTGGCTCTCCAATCCCAGAGAATATGAATCCTGGAGGAGCTGGTAATACACCTCCAACAAGTCCTTCACAAGGTAATGCAGGTGGAAAAGGATTTGATGGAATAGCTTCAACAAACAATGCTGGTGGCGGTGGTGGTGCTGGAGCAGCTGGTAGTGATGCTGCAGCTGGTACTGGAGGTAATGGTGGTAATGGAACAACAAACGATATTACAGGTTCAAACGTAGTTTATGCGGGTGGTGGTGGCGGAACTACTTGTAGAAATTGGAATCCCCCATTTTGTGGTGTTCAAGGAATAGGTGGAACAGGTGGTGGAGGGAATGGTAGCAGACCTGGTGGAGAATCACCAAATGGTAATCCAGGAAATCCATCTACTGGTGGCACTAACCTCGGTGGTGGAGGTGGTGGAGGAGCTTATGGATGTGGAATAGGATCTAATGGAGGTTCAGGTGTAGTAATAGTAAAAGAAGTAGTTCCAAAATGTGCTTCAGGTGTTTGGAGTGTTAATGATATTTATGATAAAGTAAAAAATTCAGAGTGGCTAACAAGAGCAAACGCAACAATAAATTATTTAGTAGTCGCTGGTGGTGCAGGTGGCGGTGGAGGTCTTGGTGGAGGCGGTGGAGCTGGTGGTTATAGAGCTGCTGGTTTTGGACCAAGTCCACTACGAGGATCAGCATTAAGTGTACCTGCAGGTGTTTATACAGTTACAGTTGGTGCAGGTGGTGATGGCACAGGGGGTGGAGATACAGGTAGTGGAGCTCCTGGTAACGATTCAATTTTTTCAACAATAACATCTGCTGGTGGTGGCGGAGGTGGTACCCTTGGTGGTAATACTCCTGTTGCAGTAGGTGTAGCTGGTGGATCAGGTGGTGGTGGAGCAGGACAAGGATGTACTGCTAATGCTGGTGGTGCTGGTAATACGCCTCCTACAGATCCTTCACAAGGTTCTGCTGGAGGAGCAGGTCAACCAGGAGGTCAATTTTATGGTGGCGGTGGCGGTGGAGCTACGGCTGCTGGTACTACTGGTTCAAATGCTTCAGGTAGTCCACCCGTTGGTGGAGGAGCTGGAGGAGCAGGTGCACCAAATACAATTTTAGGTCCAGATACAACATACGCTGGTGGTGGCGGTAGTGGTGGTGACGGAGTTGGTAGTCCAGGTGGATCTGGCGGAGGTGGAAAAGGTGGTGACGCACCTGGAGCTAATTCACCTGTACCTATTGGAACTGCAGGAACAGCTAACACTGGTGGTGGTGGTGGAGCTGGAGGTGGTGGAGGAGCACGAGGAGGTGATGGTGCTAATGGTGGTTCAGGTATTGTAATTGTAAAAATTCCAACTGCTTATACTGTAGTAGCAAGTCCAACGCCTGCAAGAGCATTATCTACTCATCCTGATGGAGAACAATTAGTAAAATTTACAGCATCAGGAACGTTGACTATAAGTTAAAATTAAAATATAACTAAACTTTTAAGGAGAATAAATATGGCACATTTTGCAGAATTAGAATCAAAAACAGATCCAACAGGCTTTACATCTGATACACATTTAGTTGTAAAAAGAGTAGTTGTTGTTGCAAATGATGAAGTACCTTCAGATGAACATGCTGATGGTGAAACATGGTGTGTTAATTTCTTTGGTGGCGGAACATGGAAACAAACATCATACAATAACAATTTTAGAAAAATGTATGCAGGTATAGGTATGATCTATAATGCATCAAAAAATAAATTTTTAACACAACAACCTCATGCTTCATGGGCACTTAATTCAAGTGACGATTGGAAAGCACCAATAACTTATCCATCAGTAATTGATGATGGTGAAGAAACACCTTCATGGTGGTATTCTATTAGGTGGAACGAAACAAAATATAACGCTGACAACAATACAGGTTGGGAAGCAACTAAATCAAACGACAATGCGGAAACCAAAACAGTCTATAATTGGAATGGCTCAGCTTGGGTATCCGAATAGGAGACTTTAAATGGCTAGAACAAATGGCGGATTAGTTGGTATATCAGCTTCAGTATGTATACAAGCAGCACAAATTACTAGTAAAACATCCACAGGAAATGTTACAACACAACCACTAACAACTACAGTTAGAGTTCTTGTAGTAGGTGGTGGAGGTGGAACTGCAGCATGTGGAGCTGGTGGCGGTGGTGGTGGAGGATTTAGAGACATAAGTTGTATTTCCGTTTGCGGTAATACTGCATATACAATGACCGTTGGTGCAGCTGGTGCTGGATCTTCTAGACCCGCTGGTGGTGGTGCTGGAGGAAATTCAGTTGCAGCTTTCCCATCTAACCCAATAACTTCTGCTGGTGGTGGAGGTGGTAATTTTGGTGCTGGTAGTGCTGGTGGTTCTGGTGGTGGAGCTGGAGGATGTGGTTTTGAAAGTCCAGGAAGTAATGCTGGTGGAGCTGGAAATACTCCTCCTACAAGTCCTTCTCAAGGAAATTCAGGTGGTAGTTCTCAAAGAAATCAAGGTGGACAAGGTGCTGGTGGTGGAGCTGGTCAAAATGGTGCTAGTTCAGTTAGTGGTAATGGTGGAAAAGGGGCTGTTGGTTCAGCTTCTAATATAACAGGATCATGTGTTACTTATTCTGGAGGAGGTGGAGGTGGCTCAGGTGGTCCAGCCAATGAAGGTGGAGATGCTCCAAACGGTGGTGGTGGTGGCAGAGGAGGATCTAACGCAGAAGGTTTGTGTGCTACAAATGGTGCTGCTAATACAGGAGGCGGGGGCGGTGGAGGAGCTCATAACCCAACTACTCGTGGAGCTAATGCTAATGGTGGTTCAGGAATAGTTATTGTATCAGAAGCTGAAATTCAAAAAGCACCAGGTATGTGGAATTTAAAAACACATTATAGACAAAAAAGATTAGGAGTTTGGACTTCTTAATAATTGACAATTTCTAAATAATATACCCCTTGACTTTTTAACAAAATATAGGTATAATATAAGGTATATGAATTTAACAAACTATTATTGGTATTTCCAAAGTGCAATACCAGAACATATCTGTGATGATATTTCTAAATACGGAAAACAACTTAAAGAACAAATGGCAGTCACTGGTGGTTATGGTGATAAAAAATTAAATAAAAAACAAGTTATAGATTTAAAAAAGAAAAGAGATTCAGATATTGTTTGGATAAATGATAGATGGGTTTATAAAGAAATTCAACCTTATATACATCAAGCAAACGCAGCAGCGGGTTGGAATTTTAATTGGGATTTTTCTGAGTCTTGTCAATTTACAAAATATAAAAAAGGTCAATATTATGATTGGCATTGTGATAGTTGGGATCAACCTTATCAAAGAGAACAAGGAGATCCATCGCACGGTAAGATTAGAAAATTATCTGTAACCGTAACTCTATCTGATCCAAAAGATTATAAGGGTGGGGAACTAGAATTTGATTTTAGAAATATGGATCCCGATAAAAAACCTAACATTAAAAAATGTACAGAAATATTACCTAAAGGATCATTGGTTGTGTTTCCTTCTTTTGTGTGGCATAGAGTATGTCCAGTTAAAAGAGGTGAACGAAACAGTTTGGTTATATGGAATTTAGGATGGCCATTCAAATAATAGATAATTTTTTACCAGGTTTATTTTTTAAAAAATTAGAAAATATTTTTAACAATAAATTTAATTGGTTTTGGAATGAAAAATCTGTAGACAGTAAAATTTTTCAAGATGATAATTTTATGTTTACACACATACTATGGGATTTTGACACAGGTAAAAGTTCTCCTCATTTTGAAACCTTTGAACCTATTTTATATTTTTTAGACAAACATGTAAAAGTAAAACATCTAAAAAGAATGAAATTAAATTTATATACTAATCAAGGAAAAAGAATTGACCATGCAGAACATTATGATATAAATGACGAGAAAGATAAAGTCATGGATAACGTCGATATAACCGTTTTAAATTTTACTACATGTAATGGTGGTACAACTATTGATAATAGAGATTATAAGTCTATAGAAAATCAAGCTTTAATTTTTAAAAATAGTTTTAAACATAATGGTTATGTTCAAACAAATAATAAAAGAAGGATTGTTCTTAACATAGCAACAGATTAATTTTATGAAAAAAATAAAAAAACCAAAAGTAATAACTTACCCCACTCAATTAAATAGAGAAGATTATTTTAAATGTCCTATTTGGTTTGCTGATGCACCAGAGTTTGAAAAGAAATTAAACAATGCATCGGATAAATATATAGAAGAATCTAAAAAAACTTTAAAACCAGA